GCACCGTTTATATGGATACCAGCGGCCAACTGCAATATTAAAATTGACAAAAATGGTAAATCTTCTACCAGAGATAAGTTTTTTGTAAATCTTATTACATATTCATCGGATGGGAAGATTAATGAGCTTGAGATTGTAGATCAGGACATGAATATTGTATTTAAGCAGTATCCGTCTCAGAAGATTGATGATGTAAAATACCAGGTTCTGCTCAAAAAATTAGAAGAAGCGGATGTATCAATGGAAGTGATTGTGGAGTTGTTCCATGTAAATACGTTACAGGAACTTGATATTAACCAGTGGAATAAATGCATGAGAAAACTTGAAGTTACGATTGTGGCCAATGCAGGGAAAAAAGGTGATGCATAATGTATGCACAGGTAGGCATTAAACAGTACAGGGAAAATAAAGATGGTACTGATTTAATGATTTCTGTATCCGGGATGAAACTTGGAGATATGCTCCGCAGAAAGAAAATTCAAAACGCCGAGATCCGGTTTGATGATGGCAGGCATATATCTGCAGAGCAAAGAAAAAAAGCATACGCCACGATCAGGGACATTGCTGATTGGACAGGTTATCTGCCGGAAGAAATGAAGGAACTTCTGAAATATGAGCACATGATCCGCACAGGAGATCAAAAATTCAGCTTGTCGAACTGTTCGATGGACACGGCAAGGGAATTTATCAATACAATTCTGGAATTTGCCTTAGAGAATGGTATACCGCTATCTGACAATGCAATAAACCGGACAGATGATATTGGACGGTATTTATATTACTGCCTGATACATAAAAAATGTGCCATATGTGGCAAGGATGGTGAAATACATCACGAGGATGCTATTGGAATGGGGAATGATAGGCGGAAGGTTGATGATTCAAATTATAAGAAAATTTGTCTTTGCCGGATGCACCACACCATAGCGCATCAGATGGGAGTGATCCGATTCTGTGAAGCCTATAAGGTGTACGGGATCGTTGCAAAAGATTTGTAGGGTTGAAACACCTTAAGAAACAGTTCGTGTGAAAAATAATATATCACAGTATTATCAAGAGCCATGATCTCCGGTGCCGATGGGTGCCGGAGGGGAAGGAGAAAAAGTTGAATTTAGAGCAGAAAATTACCTCGGTTGAGGTTTCCGAGATGGTCGGAAAAGAACATAAAGAATTATTAAGAGACATCAGAAGATATGCAAAGCAATTTGCCGAGAGCAAAATTGCGCTGGGCGATTTCTTTGAGGAAAGTGAGTACAAAGATGCCAATAACCAGAGCAGACCATGTTATCTGGTAACAAAGAAAGGCTGCGAATTTATCGCCCATAAGCTGACAGGAGTTAAGGGAACAGAGTTTACGGCGAAATATATTAATCGTTTCCATGAGATGGAAGATCAGATTAGGGCGCCGAAATCCCCGATGGAACTTTTAGAGATGGAATTTGCAGCACTCAAACAGGTAGACAGTAAGGTAGATGCCCTTAACCGGGATTTACAGGACTTCAAGGAAACATTGCCGTTGCTTCCTGCGGATGCAGACGATGTAAAGGCAGAGGTAAGCAAGAGAGTGATCGATTGTCTTGGTGGCAAGAATAGCAATGCTTATCGTGACAGTTCTATCCGGGGAAAAGTATATTCGGACATTTACAGAGAACTGAAAAGACAATTCGAAGTGAGCAAATATAACTGCATCCAGAGAAACCAGAAGAGTATTGCCATAGAAATTGTAAGAAGTTATGAACCACCGTACATGCTGGCGGAAGAGATCAAAGGTAGCAATGCGCAGATCAATTTGGAGGGCGTCAATGGAGTATAAATTTACGATTCCCGGACGGTTGGATGGTCTGAATGATTACACAGCCGCCAACCGGACGAATCCCCGCAAGGGCGGACGGATGAAAAAGAAAAGCGAGGATTCTATCATCTGGTATATAAGGCAGCAACTTCCCGGTGTACATATTACGGATCCGGTTCTGATCTACTATCAGTTTTATGAAAAAGACCGTCGCAGGGATAATGATAACATTTTGTCCTGCGCCGCCAAGTTCGTGCAGGACAGCTTGAAAAAAGCATGGGTAATCAAAGATGATGGTCAGAAATATATACCGCATTTTTACTTTGATACGGACGTGGATAAGGACAATCCAAGAATTGAAGTGACCATTACGGAACTTACACAGGCGCAGGCGAAAATGTCACTGAGAGAGCTTCTTAAGGACTTGGAAACGGGGTGATGTCTTGACGGATGAAAAGAGCAGCTTTGTCCTGTATGCGGAGTATCTGGAACATATAAAACTGCTTACGATGGAACAGCGCGGAGCACTCCTGACGGCAGTATTGTGTTACGCGTCAGGGGATGAACTGCCGGAAATGGACGGCATGACCAATATGGCATTCAGCTTTATCAAATCAAGGATAGATCGTGACACTGCCGCATATTTAGAGAAGATTGAGAAACGTCGGGAAGCCGGAAAACTTGGCGGCAGACCAAAAGCAAAAGATATATCACAAAAGCAAGAGAAAGCAAAAAAAGCAAATGGTTTTTCTGAAAAGCAAAATAACCCTGTTACTGATAATGTTAATGTTACTGTAAATGTTAATGATAATAATAAAAATACTTTGGCGGATGCCAAAGCGATGTTTGAACGTTTGTGGAAGATGTATCCGAACAAAAAAGGCAAAGGTCAGGTATCGGATACCCAAAAGAAGCGGCTACTCGCAATCGGGGAAGATAGGCTTGTTAAAGCGATTGAACGCTACAGTCTTGAATTGCAGAAGGACGCCGACTGGCGGAAAGCACAGTACGGGAGCACATTTTTTAACAGTGGCTATGTAGATTATCTGGATGAGAACTATGTGCCTGGCAAAGCAACAGAGCATAAGGGCAAAAGCAATGCTTTTAGTAATATTAATCATCGTCAGTATGACTATGACGAATTAGAAAAACAGGTGTTAAATTCGCAACCGGGAGGTGGTTGAAGTGAATATGACGGAGGGAGAAATTTGCAGGCAGTACCGCAGCGCAAAGGACAGAGCAAGCCAGTTGCAGATTTTAGCAGATTTAAATTGTGTGCCGCGATTGGAGATCATCAAGATCCTGATGCATAACGGCGAACAGGTGAGATTGCCACTTGCGGCAAAAGGTAAGAAAAGAACAACGGAGCTGACGGACGAAGAGTACACGGCGGCACTGTTTAGACGGTTGGATGTACTTGATCGGGAAATTTCCAAGAGGGAAAGAGAATATCGGGAGATCGTGGCCGTGATGAAAGGAGCAGGGAGATATAAATGTGGAAAGAAGGTAAGAAACGCCGCACAATTATCGGAAAAATGAATAATAACTTGTCAATGCCGACAAAGCACCCGGACCAGGATGCGTTGAAAAGATTCAGAGAAGTACCGTATCGGTTGCGGTATGGGAAGGAGAAAAAGGATGCTGAATAAAGAGAAGTATGCCAAAGAGATCGCAGAAATTGCCTGTGATGGATATAAAGTAGCTATCGTTCATGGAAAACCGAAATCATGTGGAAAATGCATTGATTGTGATTTTTATGGTTGTAACGATTGTACAAAAAAATTAAGGGATTGGGCTGATAACGAATATGACAAGCCGCCTGTTGATTGGAGTAAAGTTCCTGTTGACACACCGATTTATGTTAGATGCCGCAGCAGCGACGAATGGGAGAAAAAACATTTTGCTAAATTCGAGAACAATTATGTGTATGCGTGGAGCGATGGCAAAACATCATGGAGCACCACTAATGGATCTACAATGGTATGGGAGCATGCCAAACTGGCAGAGAGTGAGGATCAGAATGAAAATGAGCAGAATTAAAAACCGGATATCTGAGACAGTAACAGAAGCATGCGGGTATTCACCACTAACGAAAGTGATTTCAGAGGAAGAGATAAACAGGATTTTGGCAGAGGAAGAAAAGACTGGTGGGTGGATTCCGGTAACAGAGAGACTGCCGGAAGATGATAAATACATCATGGTTTCATTCGATAATTTTACGCTGCCGGACATTGGCAGATATGAAGTTGATAAGGACGGAAACGGTGCATTTTATCCGGGAGACGATGAGAAAAGCTATACGGCTTATGATTTATATGTGAATGCATGGATTCCACTGCCGGAGCCGTACCGAGAAAGCGAGGAATGATATGAAAGACGGAATACATCCTGATGGATACACAGTGACAAATAAACAGACCAATGCAGACCGGATCAGAATCATGACGGATGAGGAGTTGGCAGAGTTTTTACCAATAGCTTCCAACATTATCTGTCAGCCTACGGAAGAATGTATAAGAAATACCGTTATGAATCATTGCGGAGAGTGTAAAAGAACAGAAGAGTGCGCAATGAAGTGGCTTCGGGCAGAGAGCGAGGGATAGCATGGAGAGATTAACATATGTGGCAGAGAATGGAGAAGTTTTATTTCATCCAGCAGATTTACCGGATGATGAGGGAATTACCATCACCCAGCTTGCGAAAGATGGAAGATACAAAGCCCTGGAAGAGATTGCGGAAAGACTTGCAAATAGAGAGCAAGCCGAGGAGCAGGGATTACTTCTGCGGTTGCCGTGCAAGGTTGGAGATACTTTGTATAGGGTAAATAAAGGAGCGAAAGAGCCAGTTATTATGATGCGCGTTATACAGTTATATATCAAGCAGATTCATAAAGACGGAACTGTTATGAGAATTGATGCTATAAATGACGCTGATATGGGTGAGAGTTGCTATTTACCGTGCGACATTGGCGAAAGGATATTCCTTACCAGAGAGGAAGCCGAAGCCAAGCTGAAAGAAATGGAGGAAAATCAATGATTAAAGGAAAGAAAGTAGTAATGAACGACAAATACTACGTGTCAGAGAAAAATAAAGGCAAGATTTTTGAAGTTACAAGTGAGCCGTATAGTGTATGCGGAACCGTAGTTGTAAAGCTGAAAGGCTTAAGCGGCTGTTATGCGTTGGATGGATTAGATGAGGTGAAGGATGGAAGATAGATATTTATACAGAGGTAAAAGAACATTGACAGATAATATATGGGTGTACTGGGATGGAGTTAGCGGTGTACAACCTAATACAGTTATTGAAGAAGAGACAATCTGCCAGTGCACCGGATACGAGGGAATCTATGAGAAAGATATCTTCCGGTATGAAGATGAAGATTACGTTATCAAATGGTCAGATAATTCGTCGAGTTGGGAAGCCGTATCCCTGTTTACTGACGTAAGTGTTTCCTTAGCAGAGTTCAATCCGTATTATATAGATGTCATTGGAAACGAGGTTGACAATCCGGAACTGTTGGAGGTGTAGGATGCCGAGAACCATAGCGTATAGAGCGGGAGGATTTACAAATTGTGGAATCGGTTACACAAAATTCAGTCAGGAGGAATTGGCAGAAATGAAAGATAGAGTCATGACGGAGAATGAATCAATAACAAAAAAATATTGCAGTACATGTAAATACTACGCTGAATATGAGGGCGTTTGTTGCAATGGAGACAGTGAACACTGTGCAGATTTTCGTGGACTGGATGATACATGTGAGAAATGGGAGAAAAACGAAGAATGAGTGAAGAATTGAAACCATGCCCGTTTTGTGGCAGTACAAAACTAAAGATAGACAAAAAATCTGTTTTGGACAGGTACACAGGGCTTGGAGTAAGACTTGAAAGACATACATATTCAGTTAGGTGCAATGTATGTCATGCAAGAGGTAGAAGTATTGGAGGTATTGTCGTTGATGAAAAAGATGCCTTAGCGAACTGTTATAAACATACAACAGATAAAGAATTGGCGGAAAGAGCAATAGCGGGATGGAACAGGAGGGCGAACGATGAGACTGATTGATGCAGACGCACTAAAAGAATATTGCATGCGTGCGAGTAAATCTGATGATGATTTTAGGAGAGTAAGTTTGGCAACATTGGCGAGCGTTATTGACGCACAGCCTATCGCCTATGATGTGGATGCAGTTGTAGAGCAGTTGGACAATGAATTTAAAATTGTAAAAACAGATGGAATGAGAAAGGAGTAATGACAGAAGCCTTGGTCCAAGGTTGACCGCTAACGGTGTGATTAATAGCGAGAACAAAAAGGATGAACAATGCGTTTGATTGAATAATGGGTTCGTAAAATATTCGGCAAAGTTATAAAAAATCAGAGTGGTAAGCCAGATTCCTTTATCCACGGACACAGGATTATTTCTGTTAAGTGGTTGTCATGAAAAGATTAAAAGTATGTTGGGTAAGTGCAGGTATCAGCAGTTTTATGGCTGGATATTTAGCAGGGGATGTGGACGAATGGATTTATATAGACATTCAAGACCAACACGAAGACAGTATCAGATTTATTAAAGATTGCGAGAAGGCAATCGGAAAGAAAATACAGATACTGAAATCAAGCGAGTACAGATGCGTAGAGGATTGCGTAAAGACGTTCGGAGGATTTAGAAATCCGGCAAATGGATTCGCACCATGCACAAACTGGCTCAAGAAACGAGTGAGAAAAGAGTGGGAGGAACAACATAAGGATTGTGAATTGACCTATGTCTGGGGATTCGACCTTAAGGAAAAGAATCGGGCAGAGAGAACGATTGAAGCAAATCCGCAAGCGGCACATGAATTTCCACTCATTGATAGAAACCTATCGAAAGAAGAGGTACATGGATTGTTTGAACGGACTTTTTCATTTGCCCGACCTTTGATGTATGACCTTGGATATCCAAATAATAATTGTATTGGATGCGTTAAAGGTGGTATGGGTTACTGGAATAGAATCAGAAAAGATTTTCCAGAGGTATTCACTGGTCGGGCGAAGTTGGAAAGAGAAGTAGGTTATTCAATCCTTAAGGACGGAAAAGGGAATCCGGTATATCTGGATGAACTGGAACCGGACAGAGGTAACATGAATACAGAGATTTTCCCGGATTGCGGGATAATGTGTTATTTGGCGCAAAAGTAGAGGTGATAAATATTAAACAAATTGCCGGACAGATTAATTTGTTTGAAGAAAAACCTGTGAATGAAAAAAATGAATATCTCGGAGAGCCTTGTGCACATTGTGATGTTGAATGGTGTTCGATTGCGTGCTTTAAACGAAGAGGTTACCAATGGGATTTATTGCACAGATTTATAAAGGGAAGTGATAACAAGCCCCTTAGAAGAAGTATAGAAACGAGAATTTGTAAAGAAACAAGATTTGAATAAAAAAGAAAGGAGCCGGAACCTATCCGGATAAAAGGCGCGTCGGGTTCCTTTTGAAAAAAATGAAAGTAAAATGTGAAATTTATAGAGATTCCATGCAGAATTACAAAAAGTACGGAATCCCAAAGGCACAGCTTGTAATCGCAGATGTGCCGTACAACGTAGGAAAGAACTTTTACGGAAGCAACCCCATGTGGTACAACGGCGGGGACAATAAGAACGGCGAGAGCAAACTGGCGGGTAAAGCGGCATTCAATTCGGATTTCAATTTTAATCTGTATGAGTATTTCCATTTTTGTAGCAAAATGCTCAAGAAAGAGCCAAAGAAAGCAGGAACACGAGGAAGAAGTTCAGATGCGCCGTGTATGATTGTGTTTTGTTCATTTGAGCAGATGGCTACACTGATAGCGGCAGCGAAGAAGCATGGATTTGGCCATTACATACCGTTGGTATTTGTAAAAAATTATAGCCCGCAGGTACTCAAAGCCAATATGCGAGTTGTAGGCGCTACGGAATATGCGCTTGTGTTTTACCGGGACAGGCTGCCGAAGTTTCGGAATGGTGCAAAGTTCGATGAAGATGGAAAAACAATTCGGGGAACAGGGAAGATGATCTTCAACTGGTTTACCTGGGAGAAAGACGGAAAAGATATTCCGAAAATCCATCCCGCACAGAAGCCGGTAGCGGTGCTGAAAAAAATGATTGAGATTTTCACAGATCCCGGTGATGTGGTAATTGATCCGTGCTGTGGAAGTGGCAGCACATTAAGAGCGGCGGCAGAACTTGAAAGGAATGCTTTTGGTTTTGAGATTGATCGCAACTTCTACCAGAGAGCCAAGAAAGAAATGCTGTCGTTTGAAAGGGATAATCAGATGGGATTTGAGGACTTTCCGGGGGTGATGCCATGAAAGATAGACCGGATCAGAAAGTAAAACAATATTGTGTAAAAATACGAAAAGAGATACAGCACTGGAAATATATAAACCAGAATGGATGTAATGATCCGTTCTGGTCAGATGGATGCAACATGAACCTGGCGCGGAACCACATCATTTATTATCAACGACAACTTAAAGTAATCTGCACAGAGAACAGGTTGCCGTTACCGGAAGAGTATTATTTTTCCGTGCCACCTGAGGTTGATAATCAGTATATGGCAAATCTGAAACAGAAAGACCGGGTTGAGAGAATATTTTTCCAAGGGAAGATACCCACGAAACAAAAATATAAGTACGATGAGCGGCAAATGAGTTTGTTTTAGCAGATTTAGTAAAGAAAGAGAGGTAATTAACATGATTCATGCGATATGTGACTTTTGTGGAAAAGATTGTGATAGAACTGCAACATTATTATCGATGACACCGTTTCAGAATTTTGCGCGGTATCATACCGATAATACGCCGTATGGATTTGAAGCGAAGACGAGAAGTTTTGTGATATGCGGCGAATGCTGTAAAAAGCATGATTTACCGAATCCGTATGAGACATACACTGGAATCACAAACCAGAAAGCGACATACGAAAAATGTCTTGATAATTATACGGATACTGACCTTATCGAAGACGAAAAGTACGATAGAAGATTTGGCTTATAAAGCGGATGGGATAAAAATTGAGATAGATTGATATTAAGGAGAGAAAAGCAAGCCATGAAAAAGAAACTTATAGCAGCAATATTGACGGTAACACTCTTAATCGCCGGATGCGAGAGTGTGAATGTTGACGCAGAGCAGGATAATACGATGGAAGGAGTAGAATTTACGGATACATATTCTATTTATGCCGACAAAGATACTGGCGTGATGTATTTGTTTGTTGGTGGAGGTTATAAAGAGGGCGGTGGTCTTACAGTTATGCTCAATGCTGATGGTACACCGAAGATCTGGCGGGGAGAAGAATAGGAAAAGAAAGTTTTAAGGAGGAATGTGCGTGGATGAAAAAGAAATATACGAGATCTGCATGAGCGTGGACAGCATCATAGCTGATAAACTGACAGAATCAATCATTATTGGGACCAGTTACGACATGCTTGAAGCACACTACGGCATTCTCCCAATCAGCAGGAGGAGTTTTTACAGGAGAAAAGGCACAGCGCAGAGACTTATGCGGCAGAGAATGGCGCATTTGGTGGAAGAAAAGAACGGGCAGTATATGATTGTATGGGGAAGAGAGGAATAACAGCCTCTCTTTTATTATGCCCTAAAGTTGGCACAAATCCATGCTTGACCTGTCTTATAATTATGATATGAGGAAAGGACTATGCCATGTATAAAACACAGAGAAATTACGAAAATGCACAGAGGATGTTATTTGATGGAGTTGGTCAGTATGACATACCGGAGTTAGAGCCTGTACAATTTGATAATGCAGAATTTATCGGATTCAATTATGCGAGGAACGCAAAAGAACCGGAGAATAAGGCAGTACATTTCTTCCTGGATGATTACCAGTTTACCAGAGTATGGACAGACCCGGATAAGTACACGGCAATGTTGCAACGGTTTAAGTATGTGCTGACACCGGATTTCAGTCTGTATACGGATTTTCCAAAGTCGTTACAGATCTATAACCATTACCGTAAGCACTGGCTCGGCGCGTACTGGCAGATGCATGGAATTAATGTTATTCCTACGATTTGCTGGAGCGATCGGAAGTCGTTTGAATGGTGCTTTGATGGAGAACCTACACAGGGTGTTGTTGCGGTCTCTTCTGTCGGGACACAGAACAGTGAGGAAGGGAAACAGCGGTTTTTAGATGGTTATTTTGATATGGTGGAGAGATTGCAGCCGGCACAGATCATTTTTTGTGGCAAAGTCCCGGATGAGTGTAAGGGAAATATTGTACATATCAAGCAGTTTAGTGAGAAGTGGCATGAGGCGGAGGTGGCGCAGTGGTAGAGAATTTGCAGTTCTTTGGTGGCAGAGGAGCCAGTAGTGGATTAAGCGATAAAGGTAAGAAGTATGGGAGCGAGTATACAACGTTGTATGAGAGTGGCAACATCAAATTTGTTCGATACAATGATTCTAGTTCGGCAAAACCACCAATGGAAACAATGACCAACGGTAGGGTGTATGTAACAGTTAATGCTAAGAATGAAGTTAAAAATATCACTTACTACGATAAGCACGAAAAAAGATATAAGCAGGTGGATATAGGGCATGCTCATGCAGTAAATGGTGTGCCAACAGAGCCACATACGCATAAGGGTTATAAGCACGATGAAAAAGGAACTTACAGTGTAAGCAAGAAAGAAGCAAACATGGTTGAAAGAATATTAAAAACATGGTATCATCATAGTAACAGGTAGTAGTTTAGGAAGGAGAACGCACAGCAATGTGAGGCTCCGGTGGTTAATCCGGACACCTGTAAAAGATACCATGTCCTTGATGGATGCGGTATCTTTTTTTATTGCCCTGAAAGGAGATGATTAGTTGGCGGCAAAGAAAAATCCATTAGCTGATGAGGCATATGAACTGTATAAGAACGGCATGAAGCTGGTGGACATTGCTGACCAGCTTGGGAAACCGGAAGGAACAATCCGCAGATGGAAAAATACATATGACTGGGATAACGAACGTTCGGATTGTAAAGCGAACGAAAACGAACGTCCAAAACGAACGAAAGATAAGAAAAACGGGAAGAAGTTGACGCCAAAGCAGGAAGCATTTGCTGCTGAATATATTAAGAACGGTGGAAACGCTACGCGAGCAGCAAAGGATGCGGGATACGCAGAAGCGCGAGCTGCTATCACAGGATCCGAGAATGTAAGGAAAAGTAATATTTCGGAAAGTATCGCCGAGCAGATGGAGCGTATCGAGAAAGAACAGCACCGTGACATTATGAGTCTTGCAGAAATACAGGAACGCAGAAGCATGATAGCAAAAGGTATGTTGAGGGATGGAGAGGGATATACACCGGAGTTCAAGGATCAACTTAAGGCAATGGATGGACTGGAAAAAGCACTGACAATAGCAGAAAAGCAGAGAATTGAACGGGAGGAGAAAGAAAAGCGGGAGAAAGCACCTCTGTGGACGATACCAATCACAGACATTACTTCCGATTTTGTGGAAATCTACCGAACAGTGCATGAAGCATTTGCCGGGGAGATAGATGTGCATGAGATTGTATCTAAGGGCGGTCGTGGTTCTATCAAGTCCAACTTCTGGGGAGACCTGGCATACGAGACCATACGGCAAGATCCACAGGCACATATTGTATATACCAGACGATACAAGGTTGACTTGCGTGGATCTGTTTATAACCAGTTCATGAAGACTGTGATCCGGTACAATGATCTGGATAACTGGGATTTCAAACAGTCTCCTATGTGCGCGGTGTATAAGCCGACCGGACAGACGGTTATGTTCGTGGGAGCGGATAAGCCTATCAGTTTGAAGTCGTTTAACGTGCCTTTTGGATATGTAAAGATGTTAATTCATGAAGAGTGTGACGAGATGGCAGGCGTGGAGCAGATGGATAACATCGAAGATACATTTCTCAGATCTGATACGCCTGCATTAGATATTAAGATATTTAATCCGCCAAAATCCAAGAACAATTTCATGAATGAGTATGTGGAAGAGTGCCGGAATAAGCCACAGACAAGGATCTGCCACAGTTATTATTACAACGTGCCGGTGAAGTGGCTCGGTAAACGATTCTTCGAACGTGCTGAGTGGTTCAAGGTGCATAAGCCGCTATATTACCGCAATAACTATATGGGCGAAGTAACCGGTACCGGCGGCGGTATCTTTGGTAATGTGGAAGAGCGGACCATCACGGATGCAGAAATTGAAAATATGCCATTTTTTTATCATGGTCTGGACTTTGGATTTGAGCATCCACAGACATTTCAAAAAGCATGGTATGACGAGGATATGGACACATTGTATTGTGTGGATGAGGTGTACGCCAAGAAATGTAAAAATAGCACATTTGCTAGGAAAATCAAAAAATATATTACAGAGGAAATTATATGCGACTCAGCGCGACCGGATGCCATTGCAGAGTTGCAGGACTGGGGATTTAATGCGATTGGTGCCAAAAAGCGTTGGGGTTCTGGTAAGGGAAGGGATTATTGCTGGGAATGGCTGCAGCAGACCACAAAGATTGTGGTTGATCCGGAACGATGCCCGCACCTTGCGCATGAGTTGACAACATTGGAGCATGAGCAGTTGGCAGATGGCAGCTTTTCGGACGCTTACCCGAAGATTGGTGAGGACTGTACAATGGCACTGATCTACGGATTGAACCGCGTGATTATGGAGAGTCGCCGCAACAATGGACTTTATGATGATGAGATAGACGAAGATGAGGAGGAAGAGGACGATGGAGAATATGAAGATTAATGTTCTCGGAACAGAATACAAAATTGAGACACACAAAGTATCAGAGGATAAGTATCTGGAAGAAAATAGCTTAGCCGGTTATTGTGGCGAAGAGAGCAAATTGATTGTTGTTGCGGATATGTCAGAAGAAAAATACTTTGACCTGAGTGAAGAAGAACAGAAGTCATACAGGAAAAAGACGTTGCGCCATGAAATTGTGCATGCATTTTTGAACGAGAGTGGATTATCAGATTCTTCAAACCAGTATAATGGCGGTTGGGCAAAAAATGAGGAAATGGTTGATTGGCTTGCTATTCAGTGGCACAAGATAGATGAAGTATATAAACAGCTTGGCATTTAAGGCGGTGGCATATGAACATATTCACACGAGTAAAGGAGTTTATCATGAATTTATTCAAAATAAGTGCAGAGAAAGAATTTAATGTTGATATTATTTCTTCTGATTTGATGGAGATGGCACAGATCGAGTGGCAGAACATCATTAAGGGTAGACCGTACTGGATGAGCAAGAACGTGCGCACAATCAATTTTGCAAAGTTTCTCTGCTATTACACCAGCAAAAAGACCTGTCTGGATCTCAATGTGACGATCAGTGGCAGCGACAGGGCGGATTATATCAATCAGTGCATTGGTGCAATGATCCAGAAGTCCATCCGGGATAAGGTAGAGGATGCCTGCGGCGCGGGCGGCATTATTCTTAAGCCGAGCGGTACATATAATCCGACGGGAGCAATCGACTATGTAATGCCAGGCAGCTTTGCAGTGACAGAGAAGAACAGCAACGGGGATATCCTTGGAGTTATTTTTATTGACCGGCAGATTAAAGGTGATGATTACTTTACCAGATTGGAGTATCAGCACTTCACATCTTCGATCTCTGACGATGGAGAAGGAGTTGGAAGAACATACACCATTGAGAATAAGGCTTTCAGATCAAAGGGCAGCGACAGTCTGGGGCGCAGCATTGCACTGGCAGATGTACCGGAGTGGAAGAATATACCGGAATCAGTCACAATCTCCAATGTGGAAAAGCCATTGTTTGGGTATTTCAAGATGCCGTATAACAACACCATTGACTATACATCACCGGAGGGTGTGGCAGTATTTGCGAATTGTATCGAGGAACTGCGCAATCTGGATGTAGCGTGGAGCAGGAAAGATGATGAGGTCGATGATTCACAGCATATTACATTTATTGATGAAAATGCATTGATGAAACGCGATAAGAATACTGGAGATAAGGAAAGACTTGAACTTCCAAGATTTGTAAAGGGATTAAAACATGGAGTTGATGCAGCCAGTACTGTTGACGAGCATATACCGACGATGCTTACAGAACAGCGTGTTGCAGATATCAATTCAATTCTTTCTATGATTTCAACTAAGGCAGGATTCTCTCAAGGGCAATTTGTACTTGACCGTAAAACTGGCAATACAACTGCGACAGAGATTGAGAGCGACGACAGTGAGACAGTGGAGACCATCACGGATATTCGTACTGCGCTTAAGACAGCTATCAAAGACCTGGTATATGCGCTGGATAAATACTGTGATGTGTTCTTTAATTTGCCAAGCGGGTATGTTAATGCACTGGATGAAAACGTGGCAGATGAAGATATATTTTATTTCAAGGATCTGCTTGCATCATTTGAGCAGGACAGACAGCGCGCATATCAGCTTATGATACAGGGTGTATATAGCAAGCGGAAATATCTTAAGGAATATGAGGGATTCAATGACAAGGAAATAGACGAGATGTTTGCAGAGCGGGACGAAGAGAACGCAAGTCAGAATACAGGTGGACTGTACGGGGAGGAATAAAGATGGTGCTAAAAATAATCATGTTCTTATTTGGTATTTCGTTTTTAGACGAAATGGATAAGGCAAGAAAAAAGAAGAAATTATGCGATGTGGTTTACTGGGGATTCTTAATGATAAGTGCAGCCATTACAGTATGGGGGATGTAAATGAGGTACGACAAAGTTATGGGATGTATGAGCATCCACATTGATACAAAGCGGATTGATGAGAATGTAAGACGTGCGCAGAATTTGTTAGATGCGCAGGTTTTAAAAGACATGGAAGAATATATTCCTTATCAAGTGGGAGATTTACGAGATAAAACACATATTATTGAACCTGGTCTTATCTCTACTAATACACCATATGCACACTATCAGTATGTCGGTGAAGTATATGGTCCGAACATTCCAATATTTGATAGCGGGGGAAATCTGACAGGATTTTGGTCACCGCCACATAAAACCGGTACAGGCAGACCACTGCATTATCATACACCAGGGACAGGTGACCATTGGTTTGAGCGTGCAAAGCAGACACATGGACAAGAATGGGTTGATTTGGTTAAGAGAGAGGTAGGAAGAGGATAGTGCTTGAACCCGAATATTTTTATGGAAAATCTGAAAAAATGGTTGAAATGTATCAGGACTTAGAGGACTGGATATTGCAGGACATTGCCAGCCGGTTGCTGAAAAGTGGGGATTTATCTGGTACGGCTGATAGAGAATTATGGAAGTTAGAGCAGATGGGACTTCATAGACAGGAGATCATTAAAAGGTTATCACAGCTTACAGGAAAAAGCAGGAATGAAATAAGACGGCTTTTGAGGGATAGCGTTATGACATCGTTTTCCAGTGATAGCGAGGTATTGGAAAAGGTAACAGATGTCGTACCGTTATTGCAGAATAACGATGTGATACTGGCAATGGATGCGGAATTGCGCAAGACAATGGGAGAATTAGGGAATCTTACAAGAACCACCATGCTGCAATCACAGAAAGATCTTTTAAATATGTTAAACGAAGTGGATTTTCGTGTTGCGTCTGGATTACAGTCATACAGCAGTGCGGTCTGTGAGGTGTTAGACAGATATGCGGAATCTGGGGTGATGGTAAACTATCCGACTGGATCGCGCAGAACCCTGGAAGCTGCAGTGCGGTGCTGTGTGGTAACTTCCATGAATCAGACGGCGGCAGAGGTCACAAATCAATACATAATCCAGAATAACGTTGAATATGTTGTGGTGTCCGAACATGTGGGAGCCAGATATGATAAGAAAAATCCTACCGGCATATCATCTCATGATTGGTGGCAGGGAAAAGCATACAAAATATATGGCAGTGAGCCGGGGTTTCCTAATCTTTTGGAGAGTACTGGATATGATATTGATTTTACGGCGAAGCGAGGCGTATGTGTCAATATGCTTGGTTTGCACGGATATAATTGCAGACATTCACATGGACCGTGGTATAAAGAGCTTGGAACATCACGGCAGACAGTCAACAAGGAAGAGAGTCAGAAAAGGTATGATCTGGAACAGCAACAGAGAGCAACAGAGCGCGCTATCCGAAAGACCAAACGCCAACTAATTGTAAAAGAACAGGAAATGAAAGGATTCCCGGATGATGAAAAAATACGTGCGGATTATGATAAATTGTCTTACCGCCTGCGGATGCAGAATCAGAAATATAATGAGTTCTGTACGGAGAATGATTTACAGAAGCAATATGATCGAACAAAGGTCGCAGGATTTAAGCGGGCACAGACTGCAAAGGCAAACGGCAGGGCAACGGCTTATAAGAACCAAAATAAAACTCAGAGTAAAGGACTATCGGCAAATGACGATAATTGGAAAATACCAGAGCATCCAGAACCTGTTTTAGAGGGAAGAATTGATATATCAGATGCTACAGCGGTTGAAAATGTATTAAATAGATTTGAGAAAGATACTGTGAATGAGAAAATTGAAAATGCGTGTGTAATTACTAAATCTGGAGAAATATATAGATGTTATGGTACAGAGAACAGCGTATTTCCAGATGCAGACTTGAAGGATAAGTTGATAGGAGCAACGGTGTCGCATAATCATCCGGCAGATTATACAGAATTTTCATTTAGTAAAGCAGATTTTGAATTATTTAATGATTATCAGCTTGAAGTGCTACGGGGAGCGGATGTAAAATATAAATATGAGTTCAATAGAAATAAGGATAATATAGATAAGCACAAGAGTATCTTTGATTTGACAGAAGAAGATACAGCGCATGAGGAATCTATAACGCGGGCAGAACGGGCACAGATAGGGTATAGAAGGTGGTTGAATGAATAGAGAACAGGCACAGGCTGAATATTTGGATTTATTAAATAGAAAACTCGATGAAGAGAAAAAGATTATAGAAGATGCAAAACAGAAGGGCATCTGGAGAGATGGTCTTGATTCAAATAGGGAACTCTTTGCAGAGTTGGATGCCGAATTTGCAAAGAAAATAGAAGAATTAAAGGAAAGATTGAAAGGCGGTAGAAATGGCTGATATTAAGGGATTATTGAAAACCATAGAGGAATACAATAAAAAATATGAGATAACTGAAAACTCAAGTGAAGCAGAGAAGCTGCGCTATCGTCTTATGAATGGAAAGAAGAATAAAGAAGAGTGGTTGCAGCTTAGAGAGGATGTGAGAAACTTTTTTAAATCAGATGCACCAGAAGAGGACAAGGAGATGCTGCTAGGTTATACAGAATCAATGTCTATGATCTGTTCGGCAATAGAAGATTATGGATATGAGCCTTAGAAAAGTTCCCCACTTACATAACGTAGGCGGGGATTTTTGTAAATAAGGTCTTGCTTAGTCAGAAGTGGTCTCTTTGCGTGTGGAAATGGTAATATCGTTTTTGGTTTTGGTAACAGTATTGTAAGTGGTAATTTCATCTTCCAGAACATGAGATAAAATATTATTAAATTGCTGTATGATGTATAATTTGTCTATTTCTTTAATTTGGTGCTGAGGGATAGGAGTTGCGTTATCTTTATTAAGAAAATTTTCCATATTACACCAATCGGCAGGGGGCCTTATTTTGTATAAAAGGATACTTTTTAATAGATGCTCAAATTCTGGTTGTATAATTATAAAATTCAAAATATCAGATAGGGAAATTCCATTGTATTTATCTATTATTAATGGAAGTTGCTTTAATTTTTGAATTGCTTCATCTGAAAGATTTAATTGGTCGCATATAGTTCTGTTTTCTGATGATTTAGAATTAGTAATTCCTATTAGGTAATCTGTTGTTACATTAAAATAATTTGCAATTCGTATTAGTGTTTCATAACTCGGTTGTTGATCGCCACGTTCGTATTTGCTTAGAGAGGAATAGGATATATTCAAGTCATTAGCAACATCACGTAATGATTTGTGCATTTCAGTGCGCAATTCTTTTATTCTAATCATATATGTGTACCTCCTAGAAACATAATAACATAAATTGGATAAATTGTAAAAATATATATTGACAAAGCATTGATTGGAAAATATAATAATAAATGTGTTCTGATAGTAAACGCGAAAGGAGATGAGTAGAAGTGAAAAGAGTAATAATTGAACTCGATGAAGAGTTTCACAAGCAGTTAAAAATCTTTTGTTTCACGAATGGTATTACGCTGAAAGATTATATTACTGGTTGCGTAAAAAGGGATTTGGAAGCAAAAAAAGAGCAAACACGATAACTTTGGCGAGTGCGTGTTTGCTCCACTGGAACCTATTAACCATAGGAATTTCCTATTCGCATTATAGGGGATTCCGCCAGTTTTTGCAAGGAGGAATTGCAAAATGCAGAATGAAGTAGTGGAAATTAACTCAAAAGAAGTTGTAGTTAAGGAATTTAGAGGTCAGCGTGTAATAACATTTAAAGATATTGACCGGGTGCATGAAAGACCAGATGGAACAGCAAGAAGAAACTTTAATATCAACAAAAATCATTTTATTTTAGGAGAAGATTACTTCGTACGAAATTCGTTCGAAGCAAAAGAAGAATTTGGTGTGACGGCTCCGAATGGTATGTATCTTATCACAGAACAGGGCTATCTTATGTTGGTAAAGTCCTTTACGGATGACTTGGCATGGACTGTTCAGAGACAGTTGGTAAATAATTATTTTAAACAGCAGACAGTACATTCCATTACATATCAGTACCCAGTATCCCCGGCGGCACTGGAAAGCGCAACAAATGCTGGTCGTTTATTTGAACGCATAATGAAATCAGAGGGTGCGTGTCCACATGAGATTGCTATGGTGGTTAAATCAATATTCAATCAGGCAGGAATTGAAGTCAGAGAGCAGTTTATTAAGATTCCGGCATATGAGCAATTAGCACTGGATATTATCACACGGTAGGGGGTGCACTATGGCAAGAATAAAAGATACTATGAAAGTGATAAGCGATACAAGAGGTAAAATTGATAAAAATTATGATATGTTTGCGTCAAATATTATACATATCAGTAATGCGAGCGCAAATACATATGAAGCAATTAATAATGCTTTTTCTTTGGATACGCACAGGGCAAAAAGGCAGCCAAAGCAAAAAGGCGAAATGTGTAAAGTATGGTGGTGCTTAGAGAGCTTGGAAACAGGCTCTTTTTTCTTTGCTTAAAAATGGCACAAATCTTTTTCAATCTCGTGATACAATTAGGGCATGAGGTAAAAGATATGGAAAACATAGAGAAAATGATCGACGAAAAAAAGAAACAGATGGCGGAGTCGTTGAAAAAAGGAAATTCGGTAGAGATCCATGCTTCTAAAGATGGAATCAAGGTATATGAAGTAAGAAAAAAGAAAATTTGATAATTGGCGCATAGAAATGGCTATGTGTAACAGCTAAAAGGAGCTGACTTCTTAGAAAAATCTAAGAGGTTGGCTCTTTTTGTTTTTGGGAAATAGTTCAACAGGAAGAATAAAAACAAAAGATGTGGGTTCAAATCCCGCGTTCCCGATTGCCAGCTATGGAGTAAATAGCAACTCATTCGCGCCGGACTGACCGGAGTAAAAACTTGGAAAGAAAGAGGTAAGGAACATGGTAAAAGTAATCAGCGAATTGGAGAAGATTGGTCTGTCACTGACAGATGAGCAGAAAGAATCCATCAAAAAGAGTATGGGCGAGGAATTATATTCTAAGCAGGAATTGGACAAGAAACTTTCCAAAACGCAGGAACTCGAAGAAAAAAATAAGGAACTTGTAGGAAAGCAGGAAACTCTTGAAAAGGAATTACAGACTATGAGAGATTCCGCACCGGATGCAGATGCACTGAATCAGAAGATTGCAGAACTGACGACCACACTGGAGACAGAACGTAAGGAACGCGCGGAGAAAGACGAAAGGGCAAGGCTTGATGGTCTTGTAACAGATTTCTTTGCTGATAAGCATTTTGTTAATGCTATCACGGCAGACGCGATCAAAGCGCAGCTGGTCGACAAACTTAACTCTGATGAAGCACGCGGAAAAAGTATTTCAGATCTGTTTGACACCATTGTCAAGGATGATAAAGGCAATTATAAGCCGGACATTCTCATTGACGAAAAGACATTCCAGGCGCAGCAGAATCGCAGCCAGATTGTTGGAAACCCAATTAATCAGCCGGATGGGGCAAAACTTTCTACGGCTGAACTTATGAAACTCAAAAACAAAAACCCGGATATGGACATTACGCCATATCTGAACAGAAAGAAGGAGAAATAACACATGGCATTATTTGATTTGGTAAATTTCAATGGTGAAGTATTCGATGCAGCAGTGCGCGAGACTCCGAATCTGCGTTTAAATGAACTGCTTCATTGCGGCGCGATCGTAGAGCGTGGCGAGTATGCATCTTTATTGCCGGATCAGAAGGGCGGTAACTTTATCACAACTCTGATCAAGGCGCGTTTATCCGGAAAGACCGTGAATTACGACGGCAAAACAGACATTACAGCAGAAGAGCGCGGCAATTACACTATGGGGCGTATCGTTGTCGGCAGGGCGCAGGGATGGACAGAGAAAGATTTTGTATCTGATATTTCGGGGGATGATTATTCCGCAGCAGCCGGAGAGGTCGCAGAGTTCTGGGATGATGTAGACCAGGATACGCTTCTTAGCATTCTTAAAGGTGTGTTCTCTATGAGTACCGGAGAGGGTAAGAAGTTCGTAGATGCGCACACCTACGATATTACTGCAGAAACAGAAAATACTTTCGGACCTACAACCCTTAACAATGCAATGCAGAAAGCACTGGGAGATAAGAAAGCAAACTTCTCACTTGCAATCATGCATTCTGTGGTCGCTACAAATCTGGAGAATCTTAAGCTGCTGGATTACATGAAATATACAGATGCCGATGGTATCGAACGTGATCTGGGGCTTGCTACCTTAAACGGCAGGATCGTACTTATTGACGATACGATGCCGGCTGTGGAAGTTGCAGAATCTTCTAAGGGTGCGGGGGATGGATATACAAAATATACCACCTATGTTCTTGGCAACGGAGCAATCGAGTACACAAACTGTGGTGTAAAGGTTGCATCTGAAATGGATCGTAATCCGGCGAAGAACGGTGGAGAGACAACACTGTATACCAGACAGAGAAAAGTGTTTGCCCCGTATGGTATTTCCTGGAAGAACACAGGCGTGATTTCTCCGACTAATGCACAGCTGGAGACAGGAACAAACTGGGAGATTGCACAGAACAACTCTTCTGATAAACCGGATTATTTCCCGGCAAGAGCGATCAACATTGCGCAGATCATTACCAGAGGATAAAGAAAGGGGATTTCTGATGGGATACACCACATATGACTTCTACAAAGAAAAATACTATGGGGATTCTATCGAGGAATCCCTTTTCCCCAAGTGGGAAGATAAAGCATCTATGAAGTTGGATCAGCTGACCTATGGGAACATCAACGATGATACCAGAACAGAATTTGACGAACGGATTCAGAAAGCCACCTGTGCACTTGCAGATCTGCTCTATCAGATAGATTTCAAGACCAGTCATGCCAGTGATGAAAAAGGCGGCAATGTGAAGTCAATGTCCTCTGGTGGGCGGTCAATTAGCTTCGGAAGTAATGAAACGCTTATTGATAAGGTGCTTGGGGATAAGGTAGCACAGAACCGGTTGTGTTATGACACGGTGTGCGAATACCTGTCCGGCACCGGATTATTATATGCAGGGTGTAATTATGGGATTCTTTGATAACAAGACTGTCACACTATTCAGCCGCTCATTCAATGCAGAAACCGAGGAAGAAACGTACTATCCGACACTGCTTGAGTGCGTAGACCTGGTGGAAACCAAGGGTGCGAACATCTCTAAGAGCGGCATAGATAGTGCGGATACAGTGAAATTGTATGTTGATTTCAAAAATATTGTCAAACCGTACCTTCCGCCGAAAGAGTGGGAAAATATGCCGGACAAATGCAAGCAGTATTTTTTGACATTCAATCCGGCACAGGATTTCTTTATCAAGGGAGATCAGACAGCCGTTGATCTGCCGGAAACGGACGCTTACGAATGGATGCGAAACAATTTTGATGATGTCTATAAGGTAACGAACATCGACAAATATGAGGACATTCTTCCTCATTTTGAAGTAGGGGGCGTGTAAATGGAAGAGAAGGAAAAACTTACTATACAGGATGCAGAGAACGCACAAAAAGGTGTTCTTGCACTTGCTATGGCTTATCCGGATTATCCTGCATTATTCAAGGCAGACAACAAAACGATAAGATGGAACTCTGTCAATACAGACAGGTCTATCGGGTTATTCCCGATGCAGGGAGCGGTATATCTGAAAAAGTATGTCAGTGGCAGTTATGTGGCACAGATGCCATTTCAGATGGTTTATAAATGTGCACCAACTACCAATAAGGCAAGCATTGAAGCACAGGAAATGTTAAACAATCTTGCTGCATGGATGGAAGAGAGCGGGATCGAATTCAAGGACCCGCATCTGACATTGCAGTCAATCGCAAGGACTTCCCCAGTGTTTGGCAGTGAACAGGATGATAAAACGGTTATGTATGCTGTGAATATGCAGCTTAAATATTTTTATAAAAAGTAGGGAAGAGAGGATAAGAAGTCATGAAGAAAAGTGCATTCATTATGAATACGAATTTACAGTTTTTCGCAGAAGATCGTACAAATATGGTTTCTCTGCTTGATATTGGTACACTCATCGGAAGCACAGCCAAGATCGTAGAGATGGGCGATGGCTACAAAGAGATCACAGAGGACTGGGGACCGAATACTGAGTCAACCCAGTACGTCAATATGAAAAATGCAAACAATACGGTAAAGGGATATGAGTTTTCCACAACACCGGAGCGTGATTATATGTCTGACGATATGCAGACTGCAATCGATACGATGTTCAAGTTATTCCCGACCGGAAAGCAGTGTGAGACATATTATTACAGATATTACAAAACAGACATTACAAAAGGCACAGGCGATTGTATCCGCGTACCTGTCACGGTATGTCCGTCAAGTACTGGTGGATCTGGCGGTGACACACTGACATCTTCCATTCAGATCAACGGCAATGGAGCAGTAGAACTTGGAACAATCACAATTGGTTCAGATGGCGCATTCACATGGGCGCCGAAAGTATCCAATACATCTGGAAAATAATAAGCGGTGTTAATTACAAATTAGCATAATCGGGTGGGTTTCTTTTAGTCCTGCCCGATTTCTGAAAGGATGGTAATTTATGGAAGAATTAGTATTAGACAGTGGTGTCAGAAAAATTGCAATTAAAAATGAGGACGGGGATGTCGTTACCGTGTTGAGCATCAATGTCGCAGATGCCGACACAGCCGAGCGATTCGGACAGGTCATCAACAAACTGGAAAGAATCTCCGAGAACTGTGAGAAAGAGGCGGCAGCATGGAAGAAAGAACATGCACAGGATGAGGTAGATTCTGACAACGTTGATGTTGAGTCGGTTTTACAGGCAAACAGAATCCGGGTGAAATACCTGAAACAGATTGCAGCAGAGATCGACGGTCTGTTTGGGGAAGATACGGTAAAGAACGTGTATGGAGATTTCACTCCGGACGAGACGGCACTGGTGGAATTTGTCGAGAAGATCATCCCAGTCATGAATAAGCTCTTCGGCAAGCGTTACGAGATGACCAGAAAACGCTATAACTCCGGCAGAAAAGGAGCACGGGCATGATTAATGTCATGCTTGATCCGCTGCCTGAGGAATGGAACGGTTACAAGGTTAATACATCATTTCGTATCGGCATACAGGTATTCCTTGTGCAGTATGACAAAGAACTGAATGAGTATGAGAAGAGTGATGCACTGATCTATCTGCTGTTCGATGAACGGGAGCACCCGGACGGGGATGATCTTCGTCAGTGTGTGGAGTGGTTTCTAAATGGCTGGTTCCATGACAAACCGGAATCATCAAAAGATAATCGCAGACTGGTAGATTACGACATTGACCAGTGGCGTATTTATGCAGACTTCCGGCAGATATACGGGATTGATCTCTCCTTGGATGATATGCACTGGTGGATGTTCAATGGTCTGCTCTGGAATATGCCTTATAAACAGTCATCATTCCAACAGGTTATAGAGATCCGCAGGAAGAAAATCACATCCAAGATGGGAAAAGAAGAGAGACAGGCGATTAAGGAAGCACAGGAAATGTATGCCTTAGAACAGCCGGAAGAAAAGAAAGAGTATACTGAGGATGAGAAAACAAAGATTGACGAATACGATCAGATGATGGCAGAGATCAGAGCAAAGAAGAAAGCAGAAAAGGAACTTGGATTAGCTTAGAAAGAGAGGATTGCATATGGCTGGTGGATATGATGGAGAAATCAGAATAAGGACATTAATTGAAAATGGAGATGCATCCAGCAGCCTGTTGCAGTTAGAAGCAAGGTTTCAGAAATTGACACGGGAATCACAGCGTCTTACCGATCAGATGCGGCAGATGGAACAGATGAGGATTCCGACAGAAGAGTATCAGCAAGTACAAGATCAGCTTAATAAAGACAATACAGCTTTAGATAAATTATTAGAGCGTATGGAACGTTTTAAAGCTGTTGGCGGTAAAACAGATAGTCGTACATTTAAAAATATGCAGTATGACGCAGAACAATTATCGGAATCGATACGGTATGCCAACGGAGAGTTGCAGGCAATGAGAGATACCGGTACCGCCTATGTTGATCCAAAAAGCACAATAGAATATCAGCAGAAAGCAGAGCGTTTAAGAGATGTAAATAGTCAGATGGAGATTTTAAATCAGCGGATGAATGAAGCTGCGGACAGAGAAACCAGAGCCGGAAACACGGGCGAGCAGAGTCTTAGCAAAACACAAAAAGCTGCTGAAAAGGCAAAGACAGCGATTGCCGGCATGATTCCGACGGTCGGAAAAGCAAAAAGTGCTTTATCTTCGGTTGGTAGTGCTGCAAAAAGAGTTTTCGATAGTATTTTTAATCATACCAAGAAATCAGGCGGAATGATTGAAAAATTTGGTAAACGAGTAAAGAAAATTGCTCTAACAATATTGGTATTTCAGTGGGTTTCAAAAGCGTTCCGGGCGATGATTGATAGTATTAAGTCGGGAATCCAGAATTACGCAAAGTATTCCGGTGACTTCAATCAGAAAATGTCAGAACTTAAAACATCGGCAACGAATTTAAAAAATGCGATCGGTGCAGCAGCAGTCCCGATTGTCAGTGCATTGGCACCGGCTTTAACAACACTCTGCAACTGGCTTACCAAAGCGGTCAACCTTTTAAATCAGTTGTTTTCTGCACTTTCTGGAAAAGGTACATGGAGTAAAGCGAAGAACCAACAGGTAGACTATGCAAAATCCTTAAATGGCACTGCGAATGCCGCTAAGAAAGCGAAGGGTGCATTACAGGGATTTGATGAACTGAATGTTATCAGTTCAAATGATTCTGGCAGTGGCGGCGGAAACGGAACTGCAGGTGTGTCATATGAAGATATGCCGATATCAGACAATATTAAAAAGATAAAAGATATACTATCCGGTGAGGATTGGACAGAACTCGGAAAAATCATTGCAGATAAGCTCAACAGTGCAATGAAAAGTATTCCGTGGGATTCTATCCAGGCAGAAGCAGAAAAGACAGGAAAACGAATTGGTACGTTGATAAATGGGTTCGTAAGTGAATTTGACTGGAATTTATTAGGATATACACTTGCGCAGGGAATTAATACAGCACTTATATTTTTGAATACATTCTTAGAAACAGTTGACTGGACAAAACTGGGATCCGGACTGGCTACTGGAATAAACGGTTTGGTAGATAATTTGGACTGGAGTCTGTTGGGGACAACGATCAGCAATGGTTTGAATGCGGCTATTGATACAGCATATGGATTTGTTTCGACACTCGATTGGGGAAAAATGGGGCAGAGCGTAGGACAGGCATTGTCAAATGCAATCCAGAATATCAAGTGGACGGAGTTCGGAGAAACGATCGGAACTGCGGTCACAGGGTTACTCGCATTTTTGGATGAAATAATAAAAAATACAGACTGGAAAGCCTTGGGACAGGGGATCATTGATGCCATTGGAGGATTTTTTGAAACGCTTGACTGGGGAGTTATCGGAGATACATTATCAAGCGCACTGGCGGGATTATGTGATTTTCTTAGTGGTGTAATTGATGAGATTGATTGGAGCGGGATACCAACATACATAGCGCAAAGCATAGCGGATTTATTGAAAGGATTTGACTGGGCGAGTGCAATGGAGAGTGTTGCAGAACTTCTTTTCCAGGCATTAAAGGCCGCTATTGAGTTACAGGATAGTATTTGGGACTTACTCGAAAGCGCTTGGGATAATGTAAAGGATTACTTCAATGACTACATTAAAGAGGCTGGTGGAAATGTAATCGAGGGACTCTATAACGGAATACTGGATGCATTGAAAAATGTTGGAACATGGATTGTAGAAAATATTTTTAACCCATTTATCGAAGGATTCAAGAATGCTTTTGGCATCCATTCCCCATCGACTGTAATGGCAGAAATGGGCGATTATATCATCGAGGGACTTAAAGTTGGATTGACAGGTATGTGGGAAAGAGTGAGTGATATCATTGAAAAATTCAAAGATAATACGAAAAAATCATTTACGGATGTAAAAGACAACGTCATTACCACACTTAATAATATGAAAGAAAAGGTGGAGAATATTTTTCAAAATATGTGGGGCGGAGTCAAAAATATTATCAATACAATGCTTGGCGGCGTAGAGAAAATGGCGAATGGAATGATAAACGGTTTAAACACGATGATAGGTGCTTTGAACGGACTGCAATGGGATATTCCTGATTGGGTACCAATCATAGGTGGAAATAAGTTCGGGTTAAGCATTCCGACAATCAGCAATGTTTCCATCCTACGTCTTGCCAATGGTGGTATCACAACCGGCAGCACTCTCGCAAACATCGGAGAAGCAGGACGCGAAGCAGTACTTCCGCTCGAAAATAACCTGTCTTACATGAAACCGCTTGCAGAAATGATCGCAAGTGAGATGAAAGGCGTGCAGACGGTGCGGATCGTAGCGGACGAAGGAAAGATTTTCAAAATTGTAAAGGAAGAGGCAAACGACTATTACCGGAGAACCGGAAGTCCGGCATTTGACTTTTAGGAGAGGAGCGTATAAATGGCATACAGCGGATTTTTAATAAAAGTAGGCAATTACACAGTTCCTTTCCGGTATATAGAGGCAAAGAAGTATAAATGCGGTATCAAGGGGCAGGATCTTGATACCTACCGGGATGCGAACGGGATACTGCACCGGGAGGCATTGAGTAACGTTTCCATAAAAATGGAATGGGAAACACCGGGAGATATAGACGAAGCTGCATTGCGTCCGCTGATGGACAGTATCAGATCCCAATATTCCCATGCAATCGAAAAGAAATCGCTTGTTACCGCATGGATGCCGGAAATCGGTAATTATGTAACGATGGACTGCTATATGCCCGACGTGGAGTATCAGATAGATTATGCAGATGAATGGACGGTCCAGTATGGATCATTCCGGCTGGCATTTATCGGATATGGAGGTGTAATTGGATGATTGATTTTAAATATGCTGATTTATTTAAACAGAATAGCGTTGATATTCAGCTTGAGATTATTTCTGATGATGGAAAAATCCATATCACAAACACTGAATTTCATGAGGAAGAGTTTGAATTAACGGAAAGCCTGTGTTCACAGTCTGAATTGACTTTTGGTGCCATTGAAGCCGGATCTGTAAAATTCAAGGTTTCAAATATTTTTCTTCCAATGAAAGGAAAATGGCTGACCGCCGGGCACACAGATCAGCCTTTTTTAATAGGAAGATTCAAAGGTTATTCAGATACACCGACTGCTGACAGAAAATACCGAGATGTGGTTGCATATGATGCCCTTTATGACATTTTAAATGCAGATGTGGCAGCATGGTACAACACTGTCTTTCCATCCCATAAAGAGCAGCAGACAGACAAAGACGGGAATAAAACGACTGTTACAGTTTATGATCCGGTCACAATGAAACAGTTCCGGAACAGCTTTTTTAAGCACTTCGGGATTGAGCAGGCTGACATTATACTGGTTAATGACGGCATGTCTATTGAAAAAACAGTTGCAGTCACGGCATCCAGCGAGACAAGTTCTGATACAGAGGAATCGAGCACCATAGGCGAATCTATGAGCGGCAAGGAAGTGTTGTCCTGTATTTGTGAGATCAATGGCTGTATGGGGCATATGGGGCGCGACGGGAAGTTTCATTATATTTATCTGGAACAGGAGATACAGGGACTTTATCCGAGAAACGATCTTTATCCGGCAGATGATTTGTTCCCAAGAGATCCGAAAAGCAACCGTATCGGGAAGGATTTATATATAACGGCTGAGTATGAAGATTTTCTTGTTAAAACAATCAATAAATTACAGATCCGGGAGCAGAAGAATGATATCGGTGTGATTGTGGGTACTGGAGACAATGCTTATGTGATCGAGGATAATTTTCTTGTCTATGGTAAAGGAACGAAAGAATTAAAAGGCATTGCAAACAATGTTCTTTCAAAGATCAGGGGGATTGTTTATCGCCCGTTTACGGCAGACTGCAAAGGAAATCCGTGCCTTGAGGTCGGGGATGCAGTGCGGCTGCCGACCAGATATGAACTGATCGAGTCCTATATTCTGAAAAGAACTCTGAAAGGCATACAGGCTTTGCGTGATGATTTGGAAGCGGATGGGGAAGAGTACCGAACGAGTAAAGCGAATGGAATACAGAGAAGTATTTTGCAGCTTAAGGGAAAAAGCAATGTATTAGAGCGGTCGATTGAAAAGACACAGAGCACGATCGAGGATAAAGAGAGGAAATTAATATCACAGATAACGCAGACTGCGACTGAAATCCGGACGGAAGTGAAAAACACAGCCGATGGTCTATCATCACGGATTACTCAAAACGCAAATAATATTACAGCAGAAGTAAAAAGAGCACAGGGGCAGGAAGTTGAACTTGCAGCAGCTATTAAAATCAATGAGGACAAGATTACAGCGGAAGTTACGAGAGCAAGCGAAGCAGAGGGCGATTTGTCCGGAAAGATAGAGGTGACCGCAACTAAGATACGGTCAGAAGTCAGTGCTTCTTTAACAGTATGGGATACCGAAGATTATGACGTTACACATTGTGGTTTAGGGAATCCACAAGATACATACCCTGCATCTTCGTATTATTCTGGACACAGTTTTTTGGATCAGAATACTGGAAAGTTTTATGGTTGCGAACCGGATGGTGGAATAAGCAGTGGAAAATACAAATGGACTCTGATAAAGAAATTTAAGCAGCTTTCATCGAGTGCGTCCAGTACGATTACGCAGTCATCAAAGCAGATCAGCTTGAAAGTATCAAAAGACAGCGTCATTTCAGAAATCAACCAGTCAGCCGAGGGCATAAAAATCAAAGCAAAACTTTTGGAATTAAAAGGCTCTATGGAGATAACTGGCGGGTATGTGCATATTCAGACGGAAGAAAGCACAGCAAATTTGATTGAATTTAAAAGAAGCGGTACATGTGTGCAGATGGGAACAGATGGCTTTAAAGCGGTAGAAGGAACACTTGAAAGTCCAAACCATCAATGTGTCGTTCAATATAATCATATCTCACTAAATAAGGGCGGAACAGATACGGATCACTGTATGATTAATCTGGATGGGGATACCGGTGTTGCTGGATTTAGAGGGGGGATAATTGATGGTTCAGATAAAAGAATAAAAAACACAATCAAGGATTTAGATAAACATGAATCAGCTAAGACCATTTATTCCTTAAAACCAAAGTCGTACCGTTATAATTTTGAAGAAACCGGTTATCATCATGGATTCATTGCACAAGAAGTATTAAAAAGTGTGAAAAAGGGATGGAATATATGCCCGAAAGCATTTCCAAATGAGAATGGAGAAGTTTATTACGGCATGAGGTACACAGAACTTATTGCAGATCTGGTAGTCACAGTGCAGTTACAGCATGAAGAGATAGAAAATCTGAAAGAAAAGGTGGAAAGTTTATGATTAACGCAGAAATCCGAGAGTTTGAGAATGACATTATTAATTATGTAAATGCCTGTGAAAGTATTCCGGTTGAGGTTAAATATCTGGTGTTTAAAGATATTTTGCATCAGATCGAATCAGAAGCAAATAGAAACGTGATTGCCGAACGGGAACAGATGGAGAAAGGCATGGAAAAGGAGGGCAAGGAACATGAATAAAGCACACGTACCTATCAACTGGGAGAATTACCCAAGCGATGAGACTCCGTTGAACGAACGAAACCTCAACAAAATGGATAGTGCTATCGGTATTATTGACGACAATGTAGTTACCCTGGATGCGACAAAAGCAACCAAGACAGAGGTAGCAACTCTTGTTGCAGACGTGACCTTTGAGGAATCGACAGGAATCATTACGATCACAAAAAAGAACGGTTCTAAGATTACAATAGATACGCAGATGGAGAAGATCGCTGTCAACTTCACTTACAATCCAACTACACAGCAGATTATCTTGACTCTGATTGATGGCACAAAACAGTACATAGATCTGTCAGCACTGATTACACAGTATGAATTTCTTGATTCTGATACAGTGGCATTTTATATTGATTCATCCGGCAAGGTGTCGGCAATCGTGAAAGATGGAAGCATTGAGGAAAAGCATTTAGAACCAAATTATCTTGCCAAGATTAAGGTTGAGGCGGCAAAAGTTGAATTGAGCCAGAAAGCGGCAGCAACGTCTGAAGCCAATGCCAAAACAAGTGAGAATGCCGCAAAAGCCAGTGAGACGGCTGTAAAAAAATCAGAGGACAATGCCAAGGCATCCGAGACAGCGGCAGCGAAGTCAGCTACGGC